TGGTACAAGAAGGAACGTGGGCCGCAAGCTGCTGACGTTGGACTGTTCCAAGTCCACCGCACTCGCGGTCTGTGCCTGCGGCTGGCGGGCCGGCCCGTTCACCAGCCGACAGGGCGCCCGGGTCGCGTACGGGGCACACCGTGACGCCCAGCACCCGAAACAGGCCGCGGACGCCGCCTCCGCCCGGAGGCGACGTCCGTGAGTCTGTGGGACTGGATGTTCCCCCGTGTCCCCGACCTGTGGGTCCAGCCCCAGGTGGAGGCGTGGACGGACAACAGTCACCTGTACGACGTGGTCCTGGACGACCTGGGTATTTCCACCGACGCCCTGCCGCTCTCACGGGCCGGGGCCATGCGGGTCCCGGCCATGGCGCGGGCCCGGAACCTCACCGTCGGCACCATCGCCGCGTTGCCACTGGTGGCGATGCGCGCCGACACGCCCACCGACACGCAACCGTACTGGTGTCACGGCACCGACGGTCAGGTCGGGGACCTGTCGCCCGACAAGCGCCGCAAGTGGGGGATCACTCCCCAGGCGCCGCTGCACCGGATGCTGTGGACCGTGGACGACCTGCTGTTCTGGGGGTCGTGCCTGTGGCTGGTGACCCGCCGCCTGGAGACCGGCTACCCGTCCCGCATCGTCCGTGTGCCCTATGGCCAGTGGCGGGCCGACGACACCGGCGCGATCGTGGACACCGATATGGACCCGCTGCCGGCCGATGACCTCATCTGGATACCGGGCCCGAACGAGGGGGTCCTGGGGTTCGGGGCCGCGACGCTGCGGATGGCCTATGACCTCGAGCGCAACGCCCGCGACGTGGCGATGCGGCCGCTTCGGCTCGAGGCGCACCAGACCTCCGCCGCGGAGCTCACCCCGACCGAACGCACCGAGATCGTCACCCAGATCCGGGCCGCCATGGCCGACAACGACGGGATCCTCTTCACCAACAACGCGGTCGAGCTGGTCGAGCATCGGGTGGACTCCGACGCGTTGCAGCTGGGGGCCCGCAACGCGTCCGCGCTGGACGTGGCCCGCCTGGCCAACATGCCGGCCATGATGCTGGATGCGACCGCGCAGGGCGCCTCGCTGGAGTACCAGACGATGACGGGCCGCAACCAGCAGTGGCTGGACTACGGGCTGGCCCTGTACATGGACCACATCGAGGCCCGGCTGTCGATGGACGACGTCGTCCCGGCCGGGCAGCGTGTCGCGTTCGACACCACCGACTGGACGGCCGCCGACGCCTCCCCGACCGGCCCACCCGTCCCCGACTAAGTAAGGACACCGCTTCAATGTGGCTCACCAGCACCATCCCGCTCACCGCCGCCGACGACCAGACCCGACGGCTCGCCGGGGTGGCCGTCCCCTACGGCCAGAAGGGCTACACGTCCGCGGGCCCGGTGACCGTGGACGCCGGCGCGATCGTCATCCCCGACAACCTGCGGTCGGTGAAGCTGTTCCTCGAGCACGGCCGCACCACCCCCACCGGATACACCGCGACCGCCACCGACGGCAGCGACTCCCTCGAGATGGAGTTCCACGTGGCCCGGACCCCCGACGGGGACCGGGCGCTGTTGGAGGCCGCCGAGGGGATCCGGGACGCCCTTTCGGTGGAGTTGAACAACGTCCGCATCGAGGGCGGACATGTGGTCTCCGCGGAGCTCGTCGCGGTCGCCCAGGTGGCCGTCCCGGCGTTCGCGGGGGCACAGCTGGTCGCGACCCTGACCGACGAGGAACAAGCGCAGGTGCGGGACCTGGCACAGCAGATCGTGGACACCACCACACCCACCGAGGAACCACCCACCGAGGAACCGACCGAGGAACCCACAACCGAACAAGAGGAATCGACCATGCCCGACGACACCACGACCACGGCCGCCCAGCCGCCGGCCCCGCTGAACGGCATCTCGGCCCGCCCGCGCAGCCTGGACTTCACGTCCGCCTGCGCCCACCTGGCCGCCGCACACTCCGACGGCCGTTCGCTGGTGGCCGCGTTGACCGATATCGTCCCCGCCGACGACGTCGGCATGGGATCCCTGCGGCCGCAGTGGATCGACGAGGTGTGGACCCCGGTCGCAACCCGGCGCTATTTCATCGAAGCCATCAACCGCGCGAACCTGACGTCCGGTCTCAAGGTGTACGGCTGGCAGTGGGACACCTACCCGACCGTGTCCACCTACGCCGGCAACAAGGGTCCGGTGCCATCATCCGAGGCGACCACCCAGGCCGCCGAGGCGAACGTTGAACGGCTCGCCGCCGGCTGGGACCTGGACCGGATCTTCGTGGACCTGGGCGCCCCCGGTTTCCTGGAAGCCTTCTTCCAAGCCGCGGTCCGTGACCTGGCGACCAAGCAGGATGCGGACGTGGGCGCCACCCTCGAGGCCGCGGCGACCGCCGACGGGTCGCAGGCCGACGTGTTCGCCGCGATCGCGGACGCCGCATCGTCGTTGGCCGCTCGTGGCGCATCGATGACGTTCTGCGGGCTCGCCCCCGACCTGTGGGCCGAGTACATCTCCACGAACACCGCAACGGTGCCGTGGTGGGTGCCCAACGGCGCCGACCCGCGGCTCCGGTCGCAGGAGGGCACCGCCGCGGACGTGCCGTTCTTCATGGCACCGTCACTCACCGCCGCGACCCTCGTCGCTGGCGACCGGCAGGCCGCCACGTTCTACGAGCCGTCCACGAACCCGGTCCGGGTCACCGCCGTCAACATCCCCAACGGCGGCATCGACCTGGGCGTCTTCGGCTATCACGCCATCCTGGTCAACGACGCCCGCGGACTGTCCAAGGTGACCGTCACGTGAGGGTGGGGCACCGGGCCGCGCTGCCGGTCGAACCGCGAGACCCGACCGACACGGGTCTCGCGTTCGACCCGGCCGCACACACCATCGCGGAGGTGCAGGCGTACGTGGAACACAACCCGGCGCAATGCAAGGCCGTCTATGCGGCCGAACAGTCCGGTAAGGCCCGGGTACGACTCTTGGAGTGGCTCGAGGCCACCTGTTGGCCGGAAGGGCAGGCACCCTCGTGAGTTGGCTGGACCCTGAGTTGGTTGCGGACTGGTTGCGGCTGAACCTGCCGGGGCCGGCCGTCGATGACGACGAGTTGGTACGGGTCTGTGCCGCTACCGAGTTGTATGTGGAACGGTGCCGGCCGGACCAGTGGACCGACGCGGACCCGCCCGTCTACGACCCGGATTCGGAGGTGCTGCAGGGGGCGGTCATGTACGCGGCCCGCGAGCTGCGACGCCGTAACAGTCCCGCCGGGATTGAGCAGTTCGCGGACGGTGGCACCACGTTCGTCTCCAAGTACGACTCCGACATCGAACGGGCCCTGCGGACGGGGTCGTGGAACATGCCCGGGGTGGGGTAGTGAAGTCACGGGACGCCCTGCAGCAGATAGCGGACGCCCTCACCGCCGGCGGGGTACCGACCGCGCTCGACCCGCGGGACGTGAACCTGCCCGGCGGCTGGATCAAACGCGTCTCGCGGGTGCCGGACCTGTTGTGCGGCGGGGAGACACTGGTCGTCCGCCTGTGGCTCATCTCCCCCGACATCGGCACCTATGACGCCTTGGGCTATCTGGACGACATGTACGACCTGGCCGCCGCGGTCCTGCTGCCGAACACCGGGGCGCCCTCCACGGATGCGACCGCCCTGCTACCGGACTCCGCAACCCCCTACCCGGCCACGTTCTACGACTCCATGTTCCAGATGACCGACGACTAAGGAGAGACCCGACACCATGCCTATTGCCACCTACTCAGTCACCGATGGGGTCCTAGAGATCGGGGCCGGCCCTCTCGACGTGTCCTGCCAGGTCAAGTCGCTGACGATCGAACCGACCGAGAACGTCACCACCGACGAGGCCGTGCACGTGCTGTGCGGGGAGACCCTGCCCGCATCCGACACCGCCGATTACACCTACAAGATGAAGGGGTCGATCCTGCAGGACCTCACCACGGGCGGGTTCGTGGACTACACGTGGAACCACATCGGTGACGAGGTGCCGTTCACGTTCTGCCCCAACACCACCGAAGCACGCCAGGTGACCGGGACGGTGCGGGTGATCCCGCTGACGATCGGTGGGGAGTCACCGAAGCGGGCCACCTCCGACTTCGAGTGGGCGATCATCGGCACCCCGACCGTCGGCGCCTACGTCCCCTAGTCATGGGTTCGTTTCAGATCACGGCACCCCCGGTGGCGGACCGGCTCACCGCGACCGGGGCCCGGTTCGCGGACACAACCACGCTGACCGGCCCGGCCGCGGACACGATCCTCAGGTTGGCGGGGCCGCGGACACCGACCCGGACCGGCCGGCTCGCCGCATCCGCCACGGTTACCGCGGACGGGGTCCGCTGGGGTGTCGGCTATGCGGTGTTCGTGAACTACGGAACCCGGCGGATGCGGGCACAGCCGTTCGCGACCGACGCCCTCGAAGCCGCGGAGACCGAAACCGACACCGCGGCCGCCGTGTGGGCGGCCGACATCCTCGAAGGGACCTGAGCATCGTGGAGATTTACCGGTTCAACGTGTACGTCGCCGCAGAGGGGATCGACCTGGAGAAAGCGCTGGACACGGGCGAGTACCAGACACACCGGGTGACGATCCTGCACCCTGACCAGCTGGTGGCGGAGCAGGCGGGCCCCCGGTACGGGCTGGGCACCGACATACGGGCCCGCCCCATCGACTACTCCACGTTGTGGTGCTGGGTGGCGCTGCAGCGGATCGGGGTGGAGGTCACCGAGTACCCGCTATGGAAACAACGGGTGCTGTCCATCGACAAGATCAAGGGCGACGGTGACGCGCTGGACCCTACGACGCCGGATCCCGTCACCGGCTCGCCCTAGCGCTCGGGGCCGGTGACCTGTGGCCGCCGGTGGCTCAGTGGCTGGACCCGGACCTGGACGAACGTCTGTTGGCTACCGCGTTGGACATCCTGGAGGAGAGGCGAAACCGTGAGTAACCCGGTCGAGCTCGTCATCAATGTCACCGCGGACGTGTCCGACGTGACCGCCGGGTTCGACGCCGCCGGGGCCGCGGCCCGCGACATGGGCGACGACGTCGCGGCGGCCGCGACCAACGCCGACGACTCCGCCCGCCGGATGGACGGGCTGGCGGACTCCACCGACAATGTCGCCTCGAAGACCGGGATCATGACCGGCGCCCTGGGTGCCCTCGCGGGCGGCATGTCCGCGGTCGGGCTGGAGAAGTACGGCGGGGCCCTGGAGGGGGCCGCGGTCGCCACCGACGTCGCCTCCGGTGCCTCGGACCTGTTGACCCTCGCGTTGGAGTCCAACATCGTGAAGATGGTTGCGGCGACCGCGGCTGAGCTCGCTCACAAAGCCGTGACCGTGGTCTCCACCGCGGCCACGATCGCGATGACCGTTGCACAACGGGCGCTGAACCTGGCGATGTCCGCGAACCCGATCCTCCTCGTGGTGACCGCCCTCACGTTGATCGTCGGCGGCCTCGTCCTCGCCTACAACAAGTCTGAGACGTTCCGCAACATCGTCAACAGTCTGGGCGACAAGGCCCGCGACGTGTTCGACAAGATCAAAGGCTGGGTAGAGGACGTATGGGGCAAGTTTCAGGACCTGGTGGACGATGTCAAAGGCATCGGCGGCACCATCTCGGGCGCCCTGTCGGCAGCGTTCAAACCGATTGACACCGCGATTGGCTGGGTGAAGTCACTCATCGACTGGATCGGGAAGATCGACTTCCCGGACCTGCCCGACATCAACCCGTTCGGCCGGACCATCACCTCCGGCGGGACCACGGCCACCGCCGCGATCGCGGCGGCTCCGGTGACCGTGAACCTCACCGTCAACGGGGCGGTAGACGCGGACGGCAC